CTCGCGCCGCTGAACCGCCGGCAGGCGCCACGCGTGCCCCCGGGCCGCGCCGCATCCCGCGCCCCACCGCTGCGGATGTGATCCACGTCCTCGCCGAGCACTACGGCGCCACGCATGCGCAGACGGCCGCCCTGCTCGTCACCCTCGACTTCAAGGCCGAACTGTCGCGCCTCGAAGCCGCCGCGTAACCGCATCTTCACCACGAAAGGATCGTCATGTCCGAATTCCGCTTCTTCAAGATCAAGATGAAGGTCACGAGCGTCAACGTCCGGCAGGAACTGAACGGCGATGAGCACCGCCTCGCCATGGACATCGGCCTCGAGTTCAACCAGTCGAACCGTGCGCTCGACAAGCTCGATAACCGGCTGCTCCAGACCTTCTACTGGAAGTCGCCGACCGGCCCGGCGCAGGACGACCTCGACGGCGTCGAGCGCGTCACCGACTACCCGAACCTGCGCTTCGAGCACCTGGTTGCGCCGTTCAAGTGGGCCGAGAAATACGAGGAAGGCCTGTTCCGCGTGCACCACGGCGATGACGAGTCGAACGACATCGTGATGCGCGAGGCGAAGATCAACGAGATCAAGTTCTATCCGAAGGAAGGCGGCACGACAACGTTCAACGCGCGGGTGCAGTGCCACCCCGACGAAGCCGACGTCGCGCGCATGTGCACGGTGCTGCAGAGCGAGATCACGGGGACGATCGACACGGATCCGGATGAGGACGAGCCCGCCGCGCCGACCGAGAAAGTCGAGAAGCCGGCCCGCGCCGGACGCCTCAAAAAAGGCGGCAAAAACGGACAGGCCGACGCCTTCGCCGACGCGGCCCAGCAGATCGCCGACGGCCAGACGGCCGCGTAACCGAACGGGCAAAGCCGCCGGCCGACAGGAATTGGCGCGATGCGCGGTTCTCCGACTGCGCCGACGGAATAGCCACACTTTCACTTTGGAGAAATCATGCAACAGATTCAACTTCCCCCGCTCACTGAAGGTGAGGTCTATATCGGCGCAATCGGCGACAAGAATGGCGACTTCCATCACGTCATCCTGCTTCCGGGCGATAGCGGCGATGCCTCGTGGCAAGAACAAATGGATTGGGCCAAGAGCATCAACGGAGATCTGCCGACGCGTGTTGAGCAGGCGATGCTCTGGGCACATCACCGTGACCTGTTCAAGCGCGAATGGTATTGGAGCAACGAAACGCACCATCGCGATTCCGGTTACGCCTGGTTCTCAGGACTTCGGCAACGGCAGCCAGGACTACGGCCTCAAGGGCGCCGCGCTCCGCGCGCGCGCCGTCCGCAGATTTATCCCTTCGGTAATTTGATCATTTGATCCAGCATGGCCACTCACAACCAGCTTCCCATTTACAAGGTCGCCTACACCCTGTTAGATGTGGTGACGGATCTGGTCAAAAACATGCAGCGTGATTTCAAGCGTTCGATCGGCGAGAAGATCAATGCCGAGTGCATCGAAATCACGGTTCTCGTGTTCCGCGCCAACGTCGCTCAGGACAAAGCGCCGCACCTGATGGAATTGCTCGAACGCCTCCAAGTGATCGAGCTGCTGCTTCGTCTCGCGATGGATAAACGATTGATCTCGCGGTCCGCATACGCCAAAGCGATCGAGCACACCACTAGCATCGGGAAGCAAGCAAACGGGTGGCGTCGCGCCGCAAATCGCCCGCTTCATGGAGGTCAAGGCCGCCATGACTGAGCGAGTTTTCAATCTGGTCGTGCCGCTGCCTCACGAGGGCACCGACATGCGCACAACGGATACTGACTGCCGGCGTGCGGTTCAGTCCGGCGCAGTTTCTCCGCTGATCGGCGAGGGCCTTCAGCAGAGCGACGTAGATAGCACGATGGCTCCGGTTACGCCTGGTATCAGAACTTCAACAACGGCAACCAGAACAACAACCACAAGGGCGCCGCGCTCCGCGCGCGCGCCGTCCGCAGATTGGAACGAACATGCTGGTGTCAGCTTCATCGATCTTATCGAGGCATATCTCGATTGCCGGCGCACGAAGCGAAACACCGCGACTGCGCTGGCATTCGAAGCGAATCTCGAACGCAATCTGCGGGACCTGTACGACGAGCTGATCGATGGCACTTATGCTCCAGGCCGCTCTATCTGCTTCATCATCACGCGGCCGAAGCCGCGCGAGGTCTGGGCAGCTACATTCCGGGACCGCGTCGTGCACCACCTGCTCTACAACCGCATCGGCGCGCGCTTCGAAAGCGCGTTCATCGCAGACTCGTGCGCGTGCATTCCGGGGCGTGGGACGCTATACGCCGCGCAGCGCCTCGAATCGAAGATCCGCTCGATAACACAGAACTGGTCTCGTCCAGCCTACTACCTGAAGGCGGACCTCGCGAACTTCTTCGTGTCGATCGACAAGACGATTCTGCTGGATCTCCTCATGCCGAAGATCCCGGAGCCGTTCTGGCGGCGATTGACCGAGCTCGTGCTGATGCACGATCCACGGTCCGACTTCGAATTCCGCGGCGAGCGTGCGCTGATGGCTTGCGTGCCGCCGCATAAACGTCTGATGGAGCAGCCCGGCAATCTCGGGCTGCCGATCGGAAACCTGTCGTCGCAGTTTTTCGCGAACGTCTTCCTCAATGTGCTCGACCAGCGCGCGAAGCATAAGCTGCGAGCGCCCCATTACATCCGCTATGTCGATGATTTCGTGTTCCTGCACGAGTCGACCGATTGGCTGAATCACGTTCTCGCCGACGTGACGGAATTTCTGCCGTGGCGCCTGGGTGTGCGCATCAACCCTCGCAAGACGATCCTGCAGCCCGTAGAACGAGGCGTCGATTTCGTCGGTCACGTGATTAAACCGTGGGCGCGCTCGACGCGCACGCGCACGCGCAACGAAGCACTGACGCGCGTCGCGTCGGCCCCGGGCGACGAGCTGCAGCAGCTCGCCAACAGTTACTTCGGTCTGCTGCGCCAGTCCCCCGCCAGCCATCACGACCGCGCGCAGCTTGCGAACGTGGTGCGCTCCCGTGGGAAAGCTGTCGACTTCAATCTCACCAAGACCTTCAGAGGATATTCGAAATGAACGCACAAGAACCGCTCTGGCGCGCTCTGAAGCGGCTTGAGCATGCCGAGCTGAGCGATGCCGATCGCAACCTGCTCCGGCCGGCGTTTGCCGCGCTGCACGGCAGCCAAGCGATGCGCCTCCCCGAGACCGTCATGGCGCGCATCCGGCACCTCGACGCGACGCTGCCGAAGACCGAAGCGGCGTAACCGAGCCGCCCACGTTACGAGATGACCACCATGATCCGCTCTCTCCCGAACTGGATGACGTTGATTCTGCTGCGCGTGCACGGCCGCGCTGCGCGCACGCCCTACTTCGACCTGCCCGGCTACATGCTGCGCAACTGGATCCTCGGCGCGCGCAGCGTCGAGCGAAATCGCGACAACCCGGCGTGGGGCGATGCCGCTCTGCCGCGCGCCGGACTGGTGTACCGCTGGCTATGCACGCGCATCGCGATCCGCGCGCACACGATCCTCCGCAGTGACCGCGATCAACACCTGCACGATCACCCGTCGTGGTCGGTCTCGATCGTGCTCGACGGCGGCTACTGGGAAGTGTTCGAGCCGACGCCGTTCGCGCTGACGTGCCCGCTGATGTACCGCGCCGCGCTCGACACGATCAAGCAGTCGTGGATCGCTCCGGAGCGCGCCGCCGACCACAATTACCTGAACGCGTTCGGCATCTACTGGCGCGGCCCGGGCGCGATCATCGTGCGACGTGCCGGCGATTTTCACCGCCTCATCCTGCCGCGCGCGACGGTCGCGAAATCGATCTTCGTGATGGGCCGCCGCACGAACTCGTGGGGATTCCTGACGCCGCACGGGAAGGTCGGCTGGCGCGCATACCTCGCGAGACCGGATGCCGTGACGCAGCAGGAACACGAAACGTCCTGACCGCAAGTTGCCGAACTGCGCGGTGCTCCTCGGTCCGCGCGGCATTGAAGGGGGCGGTCAGCACGGCGCCCTTCTTTTTACTGAAATTGAGACCTGGCACATGAAACGTGATTCCATGACTCTGCCGCTTGATCTCGGCCGCGAGCTGATCGTCGACAACTTCGCCGGCGGCGGCGGAGCGAGCACCGGCCTTGAGCGCGCCTTCGGCCGGCCCGTCGACATCGCGATCAATCACGACGCGGAAGCGATTGCGATGCACCTGGCGAACCATCCGCACACGACGCACTACTGCGAAAGCGTGTTCGACGTCGATCCCGCAGCGATCACCGGAAACCAGCCGGTCGGCCTCGTCTGGCTGTCGCCGGACTGCAAGCACTTCAGCAAGGCGAAGGGCGGCAAGCCCGTGTCGAAGAAGATCCGCGGGCTCGCATGGATCGCGCTGCGCTGGGCCGCGATCGTGAAGCCGCGCGTGATCATGCTGGA